AACAGCTTGATGCTGCGGTTATAGTGTGTGATATGATGGTCCACTATAATCTTTTCCGACTGGTTACGGTTAAGTTTCTATGTTCTCTTAGTTTTAAAGTCCCTGGGCACTCTGATGAGCTGGACCGAAAACACTGGTTGTTCAGTGCGTTGTTATATCTGCAATAGCCAAAACTATCTCAAAATAAAACTTGTTCTTTGTAAAAGGTCAACTGCTTGCAAACCTGTGTTAAGTAATCCTAACGCTTGCACACTTTGAACACAATGATTCTCTCAATCTTTTACTCCCTTCTTATGATTGTGTCCGTTTTTCAAATCGGACAAACTCCTTTCGCAACTGGGGCAATTGCGACTGGAATACTGGCTGGGTTCAACCTCAGCTTTGAGTATTGGTTGCCGGATCTTGCATTCGGTAACTATATTGGTGACCTTTTATACTGGGTCACTTTGAGAGGTCTTGGTTACCTCATAAAAGTGTATGGTCGGATGTTTCTTAACTGGGTCACATTCGACAAAGTACACAGTTTTGTGGAGTTAGTTGTGAGGTCTTTAGACCTTGCAACTTACATCACTATACTTTATTGTATCTGGTTTTCTTTCTCCTTTTTGCTTTGGGCTATTCTTGCCTTTTCTTCTTTTTGGAGTTTTATTATTGTTTTTCTTTTACTTTTGCCTCTTTGGTTGGTAGGTTTTGCTTTGGTTGCCCATGGTGTATTGGACCTTTTGAACTTTTTCCTTTTTGGAATTCCACTTGGTTCAATCCCCGTCATGCGCAACATTGCAATTTTGCAAAAATACTTAAAAACATTGTATAACCAGTTCAAAAATTTCTTAAACAAAATTGAAAATTTTGAAACCTTCATCATCTACATTACATCTTTGTTTACCTACTCTTCAGTGCAAATTGCCCGTTTGCCAGTAGAGTTGATAGCATTGATAACTGTAGACCATGATGAAGAACCAAAAATACGTCATTTCTGGCTTCGTCTTTTCTTCGCTTGGATTATATTTATCACCCATTTACTAAATTTGCCTGGCTTGCTTGTTGCCATGGCTGAACTTTTTGTACTTGAGGTTGTATTAGTCATTATTTTTCTTGCTTATAAATATCAAACCGAAGGTATGATTTCTGTGATAAATTTTATGGTCGCTCAGATCTTGTACACTTTCGGTCTAATTCCAAAATCGTTTTTCTTTAATTTTTCAATTCAAATTAAACAAATGTATTTAACGATCACTATTAATGCTAAAGCTTTCACTAATGTTCTTGGAGTTGTTATCATCCCTGATGAACTTGGTAGGCCAACAATTATCGATAACAAGACTGATCTACGATTACTCACTGTCCGTCAGATGGATATGCTGATCAGTCGTTGGATAACTCGTGATTTGTTGTTGGTTCTGCCTTTCATTGGGGTTGGTGTATTTCTAGTTATTTATAAAACGTTATTGATAGTTAAGAATAGATTCCTAGAGCCTGTTTTTAACTTTCCAATTAGACTTCTAGAATCACTGGTCCTTGCACTTTCTGTTTTCATGTTACCTGATTTAGTCATGGACGTGGCTGTGTTCGGTATCAGTCTAATTTATGATAATTTGAAACCATTCCTTGCTGAGGTGAACAGATACCTTAGAGCTTTGGGTCTTTCGGTGGTTTATGGTGTCGTCTGGCTCGAACATGGTCAAACTGCTCCTGTTGGTGGTGCTGAATATGCAAAATTAGCACGTATCAATTCTTTATTTGTCAGAACTTGGGTTTCTTTGACAAGGAGATCTGTTTTGAAATTCATTGAGTTATTAGACACCATGCGCCTTCCAGAGATGATTCAGGCTACTTATAGACCCCCCAGCTTGGAATCCATTAAATCTACCTATGCTTTTCTTAATGAGATTGGTTTCCCAGTTGACCAAAACTTTATCAACTCCTTAGATCGCCCTGAGGCCTCATCTTATTTGGCTGAATGGGGTTCTTGGCGCAATTGGTTGATTGGCACTTCATCCTTTAAACTTGGTTTCTCAAATGTTAAAGTCGGTCTTCGTAACTTCCTGCCTTATGACTTCTTCCCTCATATTGAAGGTTATAAGTATACCACTGGTTTTACAGGAGTTGCAGAAGAAATTAAATCTACTGCTCGTTATTGGACTGGTAACGATAAAATCACTATGGAGACTGAAGACTTTGAGATTCTTGTTGAAGACACCTGGGAAGCCGTCCGCCCTCAATATGAGGCTAGTCGTTTATCCAGTTTTGATTATATTTGGAAAAACTGGGTGAAAAAGTACAATATGGGTTTTGGTTTTGGAATTAGAAATGCTGCTGGTCGGCTTAAACAGATGACTAGACAACAGGTTATCGATCATTTTGGTGGTAAAGCTGGTTTCAGGGATGCCTGGGAAAAAGTTTATCGTAACGCCCAGTCATTGGTTATGCCATCTCCTGTTTTTACGAAATGGGAATCCTTAAAATTAAAGAAAGCTTTGACCCGATCTGTTCGTACGGTTGTTGGCTCCGCTTTTGTTCATTCCGTGATGACCTATCCTTTCAATTATAAACCCAACCATAACTATAAGCCTTGGGAAACGCCATCTAAAGTCGGTATGCCCATTAATGGACAGAACTTCGACCGTCTTTGGCGTTCTCTGGCTGGTTATTCAAAAGTTTGGGCTGGAGACATGACTGCTTTTGATTCTTCTCAACCACCGCCACTTTTGTTTGTGGCTCGGGAGATCAGAAAGAAAGGTTATTCTCTCCATAAGGATTATCACGAGATCTGTCAGCTTATTGATATCTCCTATGATATGCTAAGAGATCAACCTCTTGCATTTAAAAATTTTGGAGACATCGCTGTCAAGGGACAAGGAGCTACAACTGGACATACATCGACTACACCTGATAACACTATTATGCTTATTGCTAATTATTTGTTTGCCTGGCGTGCTATAACTGGTTTACGTGCACGAGAATTTTTCAATTTTAATACTTTAGCTAATTTCGGTGATGATCATGTTCTCGGTTATGACCCTGTCTTTGGGTGGTCGCCTGAGAAGGCCATCTCTTGCATGCTTAAAATTGGCACGGTTATGCGGGATGAGTCTCCTGGCCAGTCTTGGTTACCTGTACCTGGTGCACCTTTACCAGCAGGTGTTGAGGATTGGCGTGATGCAAAATTTTCTTTTCTCTCAAAGATGCCTCTACCTATGACTGATGATGTCAAATCTGAGATCAAAGCAGCTGGCATCACAGTTGATTTGGCTTTTGGGACTTGTCATGATCGTTCCAGGTTGCTAGGTAAAATTAAAGGGGAAGTCTTAGAGAGTAAGAATGCCAATACAAAGTCAAAATATGAAGCTTTGATTGGTTATATGGAGCTTTGTGCTCATCATAGAGATATTTATACTGAGTTGGCTAAAGATTCTATCGCTTTGTATAATAAACTTGTTTTCGAAACTAGACAGTCTGGAGGTAATGCCAAATCTATTAGAAAACCCCCCTCTTATTTCGAAGTTGTCAGAAAGTGGTATGCAAAAGGTGTTGTCGATCCTGACACTCCGACTCCTGAGGATGATGATGAACATAAAATCTTCATTTATGATTCACCTGATCCATTTGGACTGTTTGTTCGGTGGCTTTCTGACTTTCCTACTATCCTTTCGCCGAGGTATAGGAATGTTAGATGGGCTGACTGGCTTCAGAACAAACTGGTTGAAAGGTTAGTTTGGCCTATCGAGTATATCGCTAAGGCTAATTTCATCACAAATGATCATGCGTCCGTTCGATACCTTGCTGCTCGAACGCCTTATGCTTTCCTCAGATCTGAGTTGATGGTACCACAGATAGATTCACCTTCGTTCCAAGTTTTAACCTCTCGGCATTATCTTTATATGTTGTATTCTAGAGTTGTAAATTATAGAAGAAATTTTTCTCCTTTAGATCTTTTAAGGTTATTAGACACTGTATTTATTAATGCACTTTTCATATGTACAGGTCGCGTAACACAATCTGTAGTAGAACTAGATTTACACATTTTAGACACTCTGGTAATTTATCTTTTAAGTTATGTCAATATACCTTTCCCAATCTTTGCTTTGAACTATTACGTCCCAACTCCTTCTGATGTCTTTGCTCAGTTGTTAACTTGGGCTTTCTCTTTTGTGACACCTGCCGGTTCTATTGATTTCCAATCACTGGAGGCACGTTTAGCTCGACTTGCTGTTGATCCTGACGCTAGTTTTGTGTTAGATGCGCCCACTGGTACTGGAAAATCAACTCGTATGGTTAATCGCATTCAGAATGTTGTTAACCGTCCTGTTGTGGTAATCGTTCCTCGTCAAGCCGTTGCTGTTAATGTCGGCTTATACATGAGATCGTTATATCCAGACACTGGCATTTACATTGGAGCTGAAGGTCACGAGATTGGTGAGAATTTCCGGATTGTCTATTGTACGGTACAATCCTTCTTTTTGAACACTAGACTTAGAAATAATGATAATCTTTTCATTTTAGATGAGGCACATGTTAATGAACCTATCTACAATGTGGCGCGAAATTGGCTTCGTCTTGGTTCTCGGCGTCGGATTTACATGACTGCGACCCCAGGTGATCTTTTCCCTGGTGTTTTCAATCTAGTTGTTCCTGCCGTGAATCAATTCACCGTTTATGATGGGTCGACAAAGGTCAAGTCACTTAATGAGTATCTAGAAGCCACGATTGCTTTTGCCAACGATCGGGCTTCTAATGAGAAAATTTTGATTTTCGTACCCACTCTTAAAAATATGGAAAAAGTTGCAGACCGGGTTAGACACAATGTTTGTCGGTTATCCAGTAAACACAAGGTTGTTAACCCTGATGCTACTGTGTATATCGCAACGTCAGTTGCTGATGCCGGTTTGACTATTCCTGATGTTTCTTTTGTTCTTTCGCCCAATGTAGATATTAATGTGTCAATAAACGATGTTGGGACTGCTATAAATTATTTCTATTTATTATCTAAATTAACAATTAAACAGCGCCGTGGTCGTACTGGTCGCACTAGTAATGGTGCCTTCCTTCTTTATGAAATTGAAGATATAGAAACTTCTGAACTTACCTTTACGACTGCTGATTACCATGTGGCCTTAGCCCCTGCGGTTGGTGTTGCGTCACCTTATTTCCCAGATGCCATCAAACAGACTCTTGATGATACAAAGAGAGCTGCTTCCGTGTATTGGGATCGACCTGGTCGTATGCCCACCTGGGCTGGGTTCTTAGACCAGATTGATTTCATCACCAAGAAATATGGTATTCAGAAAACTCGTAAGTTCTTTGAAGACTTCTTTGGTGGCCCAAATGTTGGCACTGCCACTGGTCATAAAGTTTGGTCTGGTCCTACAGATGATGAGGTTGACCCTATCACAAGCTACTATCGTGGTGAAAGTACAGTGTTGACCGCTGAACTCCCAAAAACTCACGCTCTTTATGAACCTGAAGACGCCTATCTTTCGGATGATCCATCTATTCCGGATGATAGTGATCTTGATGATTAGTTTGATGAACCAGCATGGACCCCACCCAAACAAGTGGTACCCCAAGTCACTCGGCCGCAACCAACAGGACGACTTGATCGTTCTACTTGGCGTAAGCATGATGTGAGTGGTAAGGGTTTGCTATGTGGTGTCCATTCTGTCATCGGAGTCATCTATACAGTTCGTGGTGTTCGTCGGTCTCCTGAGTTTATTCAGACTCAGTTACGCGAATTTATGGATCCAGAAGTGATGACTGCACATCTGACCCATGATTTTGAGTATAATGCTCAATTTGCCACGGATCGTATGTATCAATATACATGCCTTCAGGATCTTTTACTAAAGAAATATTTTATTAAATGTTTGTTTAGATGTGATGGTGTAGACTTTTTCGGAACACGTCCTCCAGTTGGTGATGAACGTGAATCCCAACCTTTAGAAGGTCATCAATCCATTATTTGGTTAGATTACGCTCATTATAATTATTTGGGTGTACCTTATTCAGATGTTCCGGTTAATGACGAGGGCAGGATTGACTTCTCGCCTTTGACAGGTGAGTTGTTGCCTGAGTTTTCCATTCCCGTTCCACCTAAAGAATCAAATTATTTACGTTCTAAGGGTTTGATTAAATAGATTTCTGACTTTTCGTGCCTGGCTCTTATGAGATGTTCCGTCCAGGAGGCTATGCGGTTGGTCATAGCGGTGGTTTGGACCTAATTTCACTAGTTAGCAATTGACGATGACGTGATCGCTGACGCAAGTAACCTCAGCCGTTTTCGGTCCAGGTGATGGTGCAGTGGAGCAGCAACTGTCTTGCAGCAATGATGTGAACAAGGTTAAACCCCCGAAAGTTCTTAATGGTATAGACTAGAATGTGGCCGGGTTGGCATTTGGCTGGGTGTCTTACGATCGGATAATAATTCCAACTGGTTAACCCCTGTTTGGTTGTTCGCGTGCACTTGGTCTCAAAATCATTCGATGATGTCTCACTGTTTTGTGCTTTCTTTATTTAATAGAAAAATGGGATGCTGGCCCCACCTCCTCGTGGTCATCCTGGCTGGACTAACGGGTTTTCTTTTATTTATAAATTCTTTCTGTGATGCACTCATATTTGTAGGAAGAGAGAGTGGGTTATGAGTATTCCCACTTTATCCGATTTGAACCGGAGGTGATGACCGGTATAGCCTTGACTCAAAGGTGATTCTAGAGACTGCAAAATCTTAGAACTACAAATGAACAGTCCAGCCTTTCCCTCT